AAAGTATGGTGCTCCGGTGCCTGTTGTTAGCAGTTGGTCTTGCGGATAGTCTGCATTGATTGAAATCACATCAATCGAAGGTGTTGGCAAGCTGCAACCAAAACCACGAAAATCAAGCGGATTGTTGAACCAAATTGGCGCGTCAAAGCCATTCAAAATCAAGAGCCTGTTGCCGTATGGTATAAACTGAGAAGTGCGAATCTGCCTATCTGTAGCAATCACAACAATGTCGTTAAAAAAATAGCTGCCTGCATATGCTGTGCCTTGTCCTTTGTTGCCATATTGCACATACAACGTGCCGCCTTGCTCGATAAATGTATATATTTCACCGGTTGGTTTCTTCCAAAAATAAACAGAATCAACCTTGGAACCAAATAAGATTTCACCGGATATATCTGGCGCTCCATCGTTCCAAGTAAAAGTGCTTGGAAACTGCCACCACGGCTGCAAAGCTCTGTCATTTACCCAGCCACTGGTGTCGCCATTCCAGCGCATGTTGATAATGCTGCTTGCTGTTGTCATTGGTGCATTGATGGAATCATCAACGGCGCCTGCTGGTATTCTGTCAGTTTTGGAAACTTTCACGGCGTATACCTCAAAGAATTCATCTGATACCAAGCATGTCCACTTGGTGTTCCAAATTGACCACGTTGCACCATAAAATCAATCTTGTCAACGTAGCGTCGTTGCAGCTGCTTTATGTCTTTATCGTATCGCTGCTTGTACGTCATAGCAAGGCTTTGTGCTCCTAGCTTTAAATAAATCTCTTCCAGAGCTTTGTAGACAATGAGCTGGTGAAACTCAAAGGGCATTTCTGGTGAGTCTGTATCAAGCAACAGGTCTTTTGGCTTTTTGTAGTATCGAATAACCGCTTGCCTTATGTATCTAGTAAACTGATTGGTTTTAACTATTTTTTCATCAAATCCTGTTACTCTTGGATACGGTCTTATTTGCTGATGTGTTCCATCAATCTCAATATATCGTGCAGAACCGTTATCAAGCTGTGTTAGCTCTGTTATTGCAACTGATGTGAAAGTATCAGCTGCTTCGATAGGTTCAAGATAAATTGATGTGTTTCGCGTACCGCCTTTTGTAACTTGTAACCAGCACGGCAAGCCTTTTCGTTCTCCTGTGGATTGGTTAAAGTTTTTGTTGTAGTATAAAACTTTTCTGTAACCTTCCCATTGTGGAGCAACTTGATCATTGCTTTGATATGCATCCGATTGAATATATTTATCATCCCATCCAAGAAACTTTACAATGATTCCACCGGTTTCTTGTATCTGAAAAACACCAGCTTCTGACAATGCGCTCACTTTGCCTTCTTTCACAAAAGCCCATGCAAACTCATAATAGCCTGCTGGCAAGGTTCCAGAACCAAGCTCAAAATCAATGTTCTCTGCAGCTGGTATGCGTATTGTTGGCGCTGGTATATAACATTCAGGGTAATCGGCGTCATAATCGGCGCGCAATGCAATCGCTTCATCCATTCGAGGCATCAAGCCTGCACCTTTTCCCCATGGCGGCACGGTTCCAGCATTGGTGTTGTAAGGGTAATCTCTCATGCCAAAATACAACAGCTCTGCACAATCTTCTGGAAGGTCATAATAACGCTTTTTGATTTTCCAATTTGAGCTGGTTGGCGTTGAATCTCCCTTGTATGTTTCTGTTAGTAAAACCTCTGTTAAACTGTCGATTCTGGATATAATGTATTCGTTATCATTTAGCTCAATTGGGCAACCTTCCCAAAATTGCTTGTCTGCCAATCTTCCGATTGACGCCGAAAAAACAACGCGTCGATCGCCATTGGTTATATTGGCTGTAAGCGCAACACCGGCGTTGTATTCTGTGTCTGTTGTTGGTGTTATATCCGGTTGGAACCCAATAAAACCAATCTGCGTTGCAAAAGTCCAGCGTTTTGTAGTCCACAGCTGGTAATATGCATCATTTAATAGCTCGTCAAGTTGATCATTGAATTGCTGCAAGTCTGGTGAATAGTCAGTAATGTTCTTTACTTTTTCACGTAGTGCTTTGAGATTCATTGTTGCTCCAAAAATAAAAGGGTAGACAGCACCAGCCACCTACCCCAACATCTTAGCAAAGAAAAGATATTTTTTTAGAATTGCGGATAAATCCAAATGTCTGCAGCGTTTGCAACGTCAGCTTCAAGAGCACAGGCAAAGATTTGCAATAAGTTGTAAGTTGCTGCTCCACCTTCGTCAATTGCAGTTGTGCGCACGTCAAGACGTCCTGCGGTTGCACCAATTTGCAGCAGGTCACCTTGTGCTGTTGCGCCATCAACATTTGCACCTTCGAAGTATCCAGCAATGCAAACTTTGATTTTATCACCAGCAGCTGCAGCGGCAAGTGCAGCACAGCCAATTGGCAAAGAATCAGTTGTTTGCGCTGCGTCAGCTTTAACAACGTACAAAGCGCGGTTTCCATCTGATTTTGATAAATCTAAAGAAACAACATCACCTTTTGCAATAGCTTCTGAAGCAATATACCATTGGTATTTAGATTTTGCCATTGCTCCTTCTGCAGCTTCATCCATTTTATTAATAATAACAGTTGTTGACATGTCGTCCTCCTAGTAAGTTTCGCCGTCAAAAATGACAATGTTTGAACCAAGGTGATCTGCAATCAACTGCATTTTCACATAAACTTGTGCAGCTCTGGTTGTTGTTCCAGGTACGTGCTCAAAAGGTGAAACAGCAAAATCACAATCTTTGTGCATAATAAGCTTGATAGCATCAAAGTTGATACCATATCCAGACATGAACCCAGCACCAAAATCTGTTGAGGTTCCAGCAACGCCCATGTAAGTATCTTGCTCAACAACAGCACCACCAAAAGCAAGTACCATGCGTCCAGCGTCAAGTGTTTTTTCATCAACATAACGCTCTTGTGCAAAGAGTGCTCTGCGATAGTTTGCCATGCAAGCTTCTGAAAGAATATAGCAAGACACGTCGCCCATTGGTGCAACTGATGATGCTTGAATTGCTGCTTGTTGCATAACTCGAATACCATTAGTGCCAAAAGCGCCTTGTACGTCTGCAGCTTGGTTTTGCCAACCAGTAGTTGCGGAGTAGGTTGCTTTGGAGATTCCACCAACAGAATTGTTTTGGTTTCCACCGCCGGCTGTTTCTGCTTCCAAGAATCCGTTGTTAAATCCATTAAGAGTATTTAAGTTGCCTAAAACGCTAGAAGTACCAACAAGAATTTGCTTGTTTGCTTCACGTCGAAGTAATCCCATAACAGAGCGCATGCGAGCTTCAACAATCTTTACAATTGCTTTTTCTCCCATATTCTCAGTTTCTTCTTTTTTGGAAATAACGATTGGAGCAACAAAGTCAATCCAATCATAAACAGCTGGTTGCATAACACCTTGCACTGAAAGTGAAACAGCTTCATAGCCGGTTGGAAGCTCTGTAATGTTTGAATGTTCTGTAAGTGCTAAAGGTCGTTGGATTTTAATACCACCATCCTCATATTCAACACCGCCTTTCTTTTTGGCATTGTCAAGGAATGCAACCTTTCTGAATAATTCGTCAACTTCTCCATCACGGATTGAATATAGAGTTGACGACAAAAGTTCATTTGAAATTGTCATTTTAATAACCTCAGTTAATGTTGTAGTTTATTTGTTTTGGTTTGGTCGTGTTCCAGCTTTGGAGTGACTACAACACAAGAGGTATTGCTTTTGCAATCTCTATCTGTGTTTTTTTGGAGTATATAGCAAGATTTAGGATTGTGCAAGGATTTTTTGCTTGTGCTCAACCAGAGCTTTGTACAATGATTCCCCAGGACATGTTGAGTTGCCTAAATCCCTGTGACCATATACGTCATTCCAAGTTAGGTTGTATTCAATAAGTAGCTCTTCAATTTTTCCAAACAAACCAAGCGTGCCTTCAATACCAAACTTTTGTGGTTCTGTGACTGGCTCAACCTCAAAATTGCCAACAACACAGATTCCAATCGAGCCTGTATTGTGATTTTTGCAATGCGCTCCGGTTTTGTTTATGTTTCTGCCTTTGTGTATTGAGCCGTTTGGATATACAACAAAATGATAGCCTATTTCCGACCATCCTCTCTGCTTGTGCCATTGGTCTATTTTCTCAACCGTGGTGACTGCAGAACCGCTTGCGCTATGATGTACAACGATTGTATCAACTGCTCTTTTTCCCTTGCTCATTTTTTGCGTCCTTGGCTTTTGTGGTATTGGTAGGCTTCCCAAGCGTCACGAAAAACCGGCGTGCCATTGGCTGTGCTGCTTGAACCGGTTGTTGTTTTGGTTAGTGTTGCTCTTCTTTTCTGTTTTTGTTGTTGCTGTTGTTCCATCACGTGCTTTGCTTTTTCAGCGTCAATGCGCGCTTTTGTCAGCCAATATGCATCTTCTAGCTTCAACTCCGGTCTTGACTTTAATAGCTCATACATGGGCATTTTAAATTCATCACTGGTTATTTCTGGATGATTGCTTTTGAATCTGTCAAGCTCCATTTGACGTTGCTGCAGCTGCACTTTCTCTTGTGCTGGTTTCATCAGCTCTTGCACCATCAGTGCAGCTTGTCTTTTGATTTCTGCTTTTTGTCCTTCTGGTGTATATAAATCATATTCTTCGTCTGTATTGTATTGTTTCATTTCTTCCAATACAGGATTGTTGACAGCAAGCTCTTGTTGTGTTCTCAATGCTTCTCGTTCTGCTTCGAGCTGTTTGCGAAGGTCTGCAATCTCTTGTGTTTTGCGTGTGTATGAAGCTCTAAGATTGCCAAGATGTTTGCGTACCTCTTCCGGCGTGTGTTGCATCCAGTGGTGCAAAGGCTTCATTCCGGTGTGGTTTGCGTCGTCCTCAAACTCTGCAAAATCTTCTGCAGTTAAATCGAGAAGGTCATCAATGCTCAAAAATGTTTGCTCTGCAGTCTCAACTTCTTCTGCAGTCTCAACCTTCTCAGCCGGTGTTTCTTCTGTATTTGTTTCTTCAATATGAGCTTCAACTTGTTCTGCTCCGGTGTTTGTCTCTTCCATTGTTTCCTCTTTGCTTTGATGGTTTAGTTTGTTCTGCTTGGCTTGCTTTGATTGCAGCAAGTCTTTTTTGTGCAGCTTCTTTGTTTGGGTGATAGCCTTTTACGTTTCGAATCTTCCAGCCCCTTGGAGTTTCATATATTGGCATTATTTTGCAACTCCACCTTTGGTGCCTGTTGTCTTTTTTGAACCGCCGGCGCTCCACAGTTTGCGGCAAGCCCAGTAAGAAGCACCCAGCTTGCTCTTCTTTTCGTCGCAATGGTGACGTGCTCGAAAAGAGCGCCGCGCTCCTGCAGAATAGTTGTGACCATAGCCCGTTGCGCCAAAATGGACAATCTTCTCTTTTCCATCTTCACAGGCTTTTACAACCATTTTTTTGTCTGGCTTTGGAGATCGCTGCGGTTGGTTACATTTCATTTTTGATTTATCAAGTCTTTTCATTGTTCATCCTGTTGGGTAGTTGTAGTCTTTCATTTCAACTCCGCAAAATCTTCAACAAAAATAATAATTTGTTTTTAAAAGATAATTTAGCTCGAAACAAATTCATTTTATTCGAGCGCTGCATAATGCTTTTGTATTCGCTATGAGAAATTGCAATTGTTACAACTTCATCATCAAGCAAAATGCTCACATAATGATACCTAAATATATTTGTAACTGTGCAAAGCTTTGCTATCACATTCTATCCATAAACATTTTATTCATTTCTTCGTCGCTTGCCATTGGTATCTCTTCTTCAACAGTTGCTTCTTCAACTTCTTCTTCCATTGGTGGATTTTTCAAGAAGTTTTTAAATTCTCTGTTGTTGGCAAGGTTGGTGATTTTTCCGGCAAGCAAATTGATTGATTGGTCATCAACTATATCCTCCATTTCAAAATCAAACTGCTCGTCAATAGCTCCTGCATCAACTGCGCTATTTACAGCACCTTGGAACATTCCAAGCACGCGTACAAAATCAGTTGGGAATACTTGCACATCTTCATTGAATGTTGGATAATCTGGTGTTTGCTCAAAGGCTGGTAGCAATCGGTTTGCAGCTGCAACAAGGTTATTCATTGCTTTTGCTGTGAAGTTTCCTCTTGGTGCCATTGCAGCAAACTCTTGTTCGTCAACATCTTCTGCTTCTGCAATCATTCCTTCCATTTCCATATCTTGATCAGTTACTCCAAGCATATCAAGCTCATTTTGTGTTGCCATTTTACTCACTCCAAAGTTTATCAGTTTTTCCAGAAAGTATTTCTTGTGTTGGTGCAAGTGCCTCAACAGCCTCTTCCTTGCTTCCACCACGGTCTATAACGTCAGTATAACGCTTTACAGCTGCATCTTGCTCATTATTTTTTTCTTGTATCGCTGCGCTCTTATCTTCCCAAAAATGAGCTGGCATGTCTGCTTCACAAACAAAGCCCCTTTTTGCCATTATGCGCTCTTCTTCTTTTCTGCTTGAAACATATCTGCCAAGTGCCTGTGAAAGATACCCGTGCTTGTCAAGCCTGTGTGTTTGGCTGGTGCTGTCGAGGTTTGGAACCGATAGCACTGACAACCAGCTTTGAGCTTTGCAACGATTGCACGTCATTTCCTCATTTGCAGCTGCTTGGCGCTTCTCTGTATTCATCCAGGATAAAAACAGCTCGTCTTGAAAGTGCTCACATTCTTTGCACTTGAAATTGTATATTGGCATTACAATCTTCCTTGCAATGCTTGTGCAAGCTGCTCTGCTGGTAGCTCACCACCGGCGCCAATCTCACCTTCTGTTGCTTGTGGCTCTGCTCCTGCTGCTCCGGTTGGTGCTCCTGCTGGTGCTGCTGGTGCTTCAAGGAAGGTTGCAGGGAAGTCATAAAGCCTGATAATTTCCTCTTTCACCTTGTCCATTGGCACGCCTAGCCCTTGCAACACTGGCAACAGCTGCACAAGATTCTGCTTCTTGATTGCTTCTGACAATGGAGTGCTTGATTGATCCAAAGCAACAATCTTGAATTTGGCGTCAAGATCCTCTGGTGCAATAATCTTTGGATTGTCGTCAACAATGATTGTTGCTGTTTCGCCATCCTCGGCAAGCAATGCAATCATTCTGAGATACACCAGTGCAACACCTTCGATTGCTGCATCACGCTCCCTTGCCAGCTTGCCAATCTCTGAAGCGCTATATTGTGCAAGTGCTGTGATTTCTGTGGCTGTGGCTTTTGTCGCCTCGCCTCGCGAAAATGGTGCAAGTATTGAACCACGATTTATATCTTGCTCAATCTGTGCAAGA